AGGGGAATGTAACTATTTCTTCTGGGACTTGTGCTGGAAAAGTTAGACCATCCCATTACACTTCTAATAATGTAGTTACATTTACTTGTGCAGATGCAGGTTCAAATGTAACCATTTCATTGACCGCAACACAAACAGGTGCTATTTCTCCAGGCCAATATGTTTATGATGTTGAGTATACACAATCTGGTGGAACAATAATAGAAAGACTTGCTGAAGGTGTGATAACCGTATCTCCATCATCAACGTATTGAGGACGAAATAATGACACAACCAACTACTAGAGCAACACTCAAAGATTATGCGAAACGGAAACTTGGACATCCGGTATTAGAACTTAATCTAGATGATGATCAAATGGAAGATTGTATTGATGATGCTTTAGAATATTTTCAAGAATATCATTTTGATGGAACTTATCCTACATTTGTTAAAAAACAGATTACAGGGTCTACATTAAAAATTCAAACAAATGTCGTATTTGAAGCTGGAGAAACGATTACAGGTGGAACTAGTGGAGTAAGAGCTACAGTACATGAATATCATAGCGCTAATACTACAATCCGTTACAAGAAACCAGAAGTTAAATCTGGTGGTGATGGAAACACTTATTATGCAAATACAACCACTACTTTTGGAAATGGAGAAACCGTCACAGGCGGAACTAGTGCATTAACTGCTACTACAGCAGCATCTTCTGCTGCCACTACTGGAGATTTTGATAATCATTATGTTTCTATAGATGAAAATGTGATTGGAATCAAAGGAGTAGTTCCATTTTATGAGAATACAAATGCATCTACAAATATGTTCTCAGTGAATTATCAATATGTTCTTCATGATCTTTATACTATGGGAGGTATGGGAGATTTTAAGAGTTATGTTTTTACTCAACAAAAATTAAACATGATTAATGATTTGTTCAGTGGACTTCCAAGATTTCGGTTTAATCGACATATGGATAGACTGTATCTTGATATTGATTGGAATGGAGATCTTGGAATTGATGATTGGTTAATAGTAGAAGCATATGCGATAGTAGATCCAGCAACATATACTGATGTTTGGGGTGATATGTTTCTCAAGAAATATGTTACTTCTCTTTTTAAAAAACAATGGGGGCAAAATTTAATTAAGTTTGAGGGATTACAATTACCAGGAGGAGTTACCCTTAATGGAAGACAATTGTATGATGATGCTAGTACAGAGATAGAAAGGGTAGAAGAGGAAATACAACTCAAATATCAATTACCCGATGACTTCATGGTAGGATAATAATGGCAACGAACCAGTATTTTAATAATTTTGGAACGAATACCGCTGACCAAAGACTTATAGAAAATGTAATCATAGAGTCAATTAAGGTTTATGGTATTGATTTGCATTATATGCCTAGAACTCAAGTAAATACTGATTCTATTTTTGGAGAAGACCGCCTTTCTCAATTCAAGGATGCCAGAACTATTGAGATGTATATTAAGTCAGTAGATGGTTTTGAAGGAGAAGGCACCTTTGTTTCTAATTTTGGACTTGAGGTTAGAGATCAAATTACATTTACTGTCGCAAAAAGAAGATTCCAAGAGTTAAATTTTGAAGGTGGTGGAAGAGATGTAGAACCTAAATCTGGTGATATTATCTATTTCCCATTGTCTGAATCTTTATTTGAAATTCTGGATGTTCAAGGAACAAATACCTTTTATCAGACAGGAGCACTTCAAACTTTTGATTTGGTATGTGAACTCTTTAGATATTCTGATGAAGCACTTGATACAGGAATTGAAACTATTGATAGTATAGAAGTAGATAAATCTTATGCAATAGAATTTACAATGGGAAGTGGTACAGGTACTTATACTGTTGAAGAAACAGTTTATCAAGGCGCTGCATTTGGATCTGCTACAGCCACGGGAGAAGTTGGTGCTTGGAACTCCACATCTAAAGTTTTGAAACTCATCAATCTTACTGGAACATTTTCATCTTCAAGCAATATTATTGGAAACACTTCTGGTGCTTCTTATGCTGTTACCACTTTTGATTCTCAAGCACAACCAACTGATCCTTCAGCAAACAATGTTGGAATTGAAACTGCTGCGGATTCTGTAATTGACTTCTCTGAGGGTAATCCATTTTCTGAAGGGACTAATTACTAATGCTTGGATCTACCTTTTACCATCAAACTGTTCGCAAATATGTAGCGGTTTTCGGCACACTTTTCAATGATCTTAACATTGAGAGAAAAAACTCTTCTGGAACTGTTATTGAAAAAATTAAAGTGCCTCTTGCATATGGTCCAAAACAGAAGTGGCTTTTAGCAATTCAAGAATCTACTATATCACGGAAGGTTTCAGCAGTTAGAGTTCCAAGAATGGGGTTTGCCCTTACTGGCCTTGCTTATGATTCTGTTAGAAAATTAAATACTATTGGAAGAAATATAGCAGCAAACACGGCAGCTGGAACTTCTTCATTGATGACACAGTACAATCCAGTTCCATATAATTTTGATTTTACTCTGTACATTTTAGTAAAAAATGCAGAGGATGGTACTCAGATACTTGAACAAATTCTTCCTTATTTTACTCCAGAATTTACAGTCACTATTAATACAATTCCAGAAATGGGAATCAAAGCAGATATACCTATTGTATTGAATTCTGCAGATGTGGCTGATGAGTATGAAGGAGAATTAGCAACAGCTCGTACTATTACATGGACTCTTTCATTTACTATGCGAGGATATATTTATCCAGATATTAAATCTGGTAGTGTTATTAAAACAATTGAAGTTAATTTCAGAATTCCTAGTAATGAAACGTCTGAACCTCTTATAACTAATTTTATCATTCTAGAAACTACTAGTTCAAGTTCTGCTTCTTCAGACTACATATTATTAGAAAATGATAATTATGAAAAAATTCTGAATGAAAATAGTAGTGAGGGTGTTGGAGATGCAACAGTTAAGTCTAGATATACAGTGGTTCCATCCCCAACTACTGCTGAAGCCACTTCTGATTTTGGTTTTAGTGAAACTTTTGAATTTTTTGAAGATAGTAAAGGATTTAATCCAGTGACAGGTGAGGATTATGTATGAATATAGACGAACATCTCGATGAAGTTTTAGGAATTATACAAAAACCTAAAAGAGAGATTAAAAAAATTGAAAAGGTAAAGCCAGTAATTAATGGTCTTGATGATGATATAGATTTTCAGTATGCTCGAGAAAATCTTTATAATCTTATTGAAAGGGGTAATGATGGTCTTGAAGAATTGCTTGAAATAGCAAAACAATCTGAACACCCAAGGGCGTTTGAAGTAGTTGGTCAGATGATTGACAAACTTACTACTACAAATAAAGAACTCTTAAATCTCCATAAAACTAAAAAAGATATCAGTACTGAAAAAGGTCCAACTAATGTGACTAATGCGTTATTTGTTGGATCTACTGCTGAATTACAAAAAATGTTGAAAGATAAGGATGTCAAGTGAAACGTATTTGGGGAATCCACGTTTAAAATCTGTAGGGCAACCTGTAGAGTGGACTGAAGAATCTGTACTGGAATACAAAAAATGTATGGAATCCCCTGAACACTTTATTAAAAATTATGTAAAAGTTATTCATGTGGATAGAGGATTGATTTCATTTGAAATGTATCTTTATCAAGAGAAAATGATTCAGACTTTTATGAATAATAGGTTTGTTATTTGTAAAATGCCTAGACAGTCTGGAAAGTCAACCACTATCATCAGTTTTCTTCTCCATTACATTCTTTTCAATGAAAATGTTAATTGTGCTATTCTAGCAAACAAACTTTCAACGGCCCGTGAACTTCTTGGTAGGCTTCAACTTGCTTATGAAAATCTCCCAAAATGGATGCAACAAGGGGTAGTGATATGGAACAAAGGAAATATTGAACTAGAAAATGGTTCTAAGATTTTAGCTGCAGCCACATCTTCTTCCGCTGTTCGGGGAAGTTCCTTTAACGTCATTTTTCTAGATGAGTTTGCACACGTTCCAAACAATATAGCAGACCAGTTTTTCACTTCAGTTTATCCTACAATTTCTTCTGGTGAAACTACCAAAGTTTTCATTGTATCCACACCATTAGGACTTAATATGTTCTATAAAATGTGGATTGATGCTGAAGAGGGAAGAAATGGGTATACACCAATTGACGTACATTGGTCAGAAACTCCTGGAAGAAATGAAAAATGGAGAGAAGAAACTTTAAAGAATATTGGGGAAACACAATTTACTCAAGAATTTGAAGGTGAATTTATAGGATCTACACATACACTTATTGCTCCATCTAAACTCAGAACAATGGCATTCAAAAATCCAATTGCTTCTCAAGGTGGAATGGATATGTATGAAAATCCAGTAAAGGGGGCGGTTTATTGTATTGTAGCAGATAGTGCTCATGGTAAAGAACAAGATTATTCTGCTTTAAGCGTTTTTGATATTTCTGACATTCCATATAGACAAGTCGCAAAATATAGAGACAATAAAATTTCTCCAATGCTTTATCCAAATATTATCTACAATATTGGGATGAAATATAATATAGCATGGCTCATTGTAGAAATCAATGACATTGGACAACAAGTAGCAGAAACTCTTCATTTTGATTTAGAGTATGAAAATATTCTCATGGCATCCATGCATGGCAGAGCAGGTCAAAAGATAGGAGGGGGATTTGGAAAAAATAATCAACTAGGAATTAGAACAAGTAAACAACTCAAGAGAATTGGTTGTGCCGCTCTAAAAGATATGATTGAAACAGATAAGTTGATTGTTCCAGATTTTGACACAATTGCTGAATTAACTACTTTTGCTTCTAAACACAATTCTTTTGAAGCAGAAGAAGGTTCTCATGATGATTTAGCAATGACATTAGTAATGTTTTCTTGGGTAGTACAACAACAATATTTTAAAGATATGACAGACTTAGATATACGTAAACAAATTTATGAAGACCAAATGGAAACGTTAGAGCAAGATATGCTTCCATTTGGAATTATAGATGATGGGCAAAACCAAGATACATTTACAGATAATGCTGGTCAATCATGGAAAGTAGTTGAAGATGAAAGTGTGAGAAATTATTTCTAAGCATCTTTACTGAATCCAAAGTCTTCCATTTGTTCTTCTGTAACTCCTTGTTTTATGTTTTGAATAAGCTTCTTTGCATCAGGGTGTATTCTTGTTGAATTATATTTCAAGCGAGATTCACTCTTTGTACAAGTAGTTAAATGTTCGGGGTTTACACATCCATTGTTTTGGCAGGTTTGATGTACAATATGTTTACTTGGGATTTCTCCTTTGTAGTGAATATAGGCAAACCTGTGAGCAGGGATAGATTTTCCTCGATAGGAAAACATTCCATACCCTTGTTGTGTTTTAGAGGCAATCCCTC